TTAAGCCCACAGGAGTATGCAGCAACCACAAAGGCAAAACGTGCAGGAAAAGCAAAAGGTAAACAGTTTGTAGCACAACCAAAAAGTATTAAAGAAAAAACTAAAGCGTATAGGAAAATTTAAAATGGCTGAAAAATGGATTCAAAAAGCAATTAAAAAACCTGGCGCCTTGCGTAAAGAATTAGGCGCTAAAGCAGGTAAACCTATTCCGGCAGCCAAACTAGCTGCAGCTGCAAAGAAACCGGGCAAGATCGGTAAGCGGGCTAGGCTGGCGGAAACCCTTAAAGGACTAAAAAAGTGAACTGGGCTATCTGGCTGCACCTTATTAAAGGCGTGTCGCTAGGATTTGAAATAGTAGACGAAGGTGACGAAAGCTTTTTTGTTATTGATTTATTAATCGTAAGACTTGGGATAGTGTGGGAACCAGCATGAAAAAATATATTGTAAAAGCTCTTAAATGGGCATTAAGCAAATTTGACCGTAGACCAGAAGAAATTGCTGCTTGGCCTTTCCCTGTGAGTCGTGAATTAGAACTAGTAGCAAAAAAGAAATCTACGCCTAAAAAAATTGCAACGCACAAACCTGCTGCAAAGAAACCAGTTACTAAAAAAACTACAAAGAAAACTAAGTAATGGCTAATACTTCTGGGCTAAGTCTATTTAATTTAAACCTCAACGACTTAGTTGAAGAGGCATTTGAGCGTTGCGGAAAAGAGCTACGTACTGGATATGACTTACGCACAGCGCGCCGAAGCCTTAACCTGCTTAGTATTGAATGGGCAAACCGTGGGATTAACCTATGGACTGTAGAGCAGGGTCAGATTTTAATGAATACAGGACAGGCTATTTATCCTATTCCCGTAGACACTATAGATTTGTTAGATACTGTTGTTCGTACTAATAATGGTCAAGGCAATAATCAAATCGATATTAATATTACTCGGATTTCAGAGTCTACATACATCACAATTCCAAACAAAAACGCTAATGGTCGCCCCATTCAGGTCTATGTAAACCGCCAATCTGGTAATAAATCTGACATAGCCGCAACTACTTTGGCTACTGGATATCCTATATCTGCCACGGATACGACCATAACCCTTACCGACGCATCTAAATTACCTACCCAAGGATTTATAAACGTTACTACAGCAGGCATCACAGAAACTATTGGATACCAAAATATTGTAGGAAACCAAATTTTAAATGCTTGGCGGGGCCAAAATGGTACCGTAGCGGCAGCGCATAGCGCTTTAGATGGTGTATTTGTAAATAACTTGCCCTGTATTAATGTTTGGCCTACTCCAAACTCTCCGGGTAATCAGTATACGTTTGTGTATTATCGTTTGCGTCGTATGCAAGATGCTGGTGATGGTTCAAATATTGAAGATATTCCTTTCCGTTTGATTACCGCTATGGTAGCTGGATTAGCTTATAATTTAAGTATGAAACTGCAAGGTGTAGACCCTATGCGCATTGCAGCGCTTAAAGTTGATTATGAGCAGCAATATCAGTTAGCGGCAGATGAAGATAGGGAAAAAGCAGCTATTAGGTTTGTACCTAGAGTTTTATTTTATTGAGTTATTAAATGCCATCAAAATATGCTTCTGGTAAATGGGCAATTGCCGAATGTGACAGATGTGCGCAGCGGTATATGCTCAAAGAATTAAAAAAGGAAATAATTAAAACCAAGCTTTATCAGATTAAAGTTTGTCCTTCTTGTTGGGATCCGGATCAACCCCAGTTATCATTGGGTTTATATCCTGTTAATGACCCGCAAGCGGTACGGGAACCAAGGCCTGATGTAAGTTATTTGCAGTCTGGTAATAATGGAATTCAGACAAACGTAAATGGCGGTACTACACAGTCTGGGTTTGGTACACCGGATATGGGTAGTAGACAGTTTCAATGGGGTTGGAACCCTGTTGGTGGTGCAAGTAGTTTTGATAGCGTTTTAACACCAAATTATTTAATTGCAGTAGGACAAACAGGTACAGTAACAATATCCACAACTTAGGAGTTTATTATGGGATACAGATCAGCAGCTGATGGAATTACCAAACAAGGGAAAACCAAAGGCAAAAATTTAGGTGATTCCGGTCCAACAATCGGTATTGAAGGTGGCAAAGGTAAAAAAGGTGCTAGTACTGTAACTTCAGAGGCTATGAAGAAAGTAGGCCGTAACTTAGCTCGTGCTAATAATCAGGGATAATTATGACAACCGCAAAAACAGTTAAACCAACTCCAGCAGGTAAATATCCTTTGGGTAATGCTAGAGACAATAAACAAGCCGACGAATATGTAGGTTTTAAATACCCTACAGGTGGTGGCAATGACATTGGCGTTTATAAACAACCACAAACCAACACAACCAGCGCAGCGGAAGATGTTATTCAAAAACCAGGTAATGGTATGAATGAACTTAATGTTTCTCTTGCTGGTGCCGCTAAGCGTAATTACGTCAAAGAAAATAAAAATGGCGAATTAACCATGCGTGGTTACGGTGCAGCTACAAAAGGTATTAAAACTAGAGGCCCAATGGCATAATGAATTACGAGCAACTGTACAACAACATTCAGGCATATGCTGAAAATACTGAGCAACTATTTGTTGCAAGTATTCCTGTTTTTGTACAGGAGGCAGAAGACCGCATATACAACTCTGTAAACCTGCCATCTTTACGTAAAAATGTTACTGGGGTTGTTACTTCTGGTAATCAATACCTTTCTTTACCCAATGATTGGCTAGCTAACTATTCATTGGCAGTAGTCGACAACACTGGAAGATATAACTACCTGTTAAATAAAGACGTTAATTTTATTCGAGAAGCTTACCCCTCGCCGTCGTCTTCAGGGCTACCGCAATATTACGCCCTTTTTGGGTCTCAATACAATAACGTCAATGAAATGGCATACATTGTAGGCCCTACTCCGGACCAAAGCTATCAAGTAGAAATGCATTATTTTTACTACCCACCAACAATTGTGCAAGGTCAAATTGCCACATTAAACACCATAATTGGTGGTTCGCTGTATACCAATGGCGTATACCAAAACGTAGCTTTAACAGGAGGTTCTGGTGCTAACGCAACTGCTGATATCGTTATCTCAGGAGGCGCAGTTATATCCTGTAGCCTTAAGTTTGGCGGTAATTTTTATGTCGTGGGCGATATTCTTTCTTGTTCTTCCCTTGGCAATACTGGTTCTGGCTTTTCTATTTTAGTAGCTTCCGTATCAAACGCAGCAGGCACAAGTTGGCTCGGCGATAACTACGACCCGGTATTGTTTTATGGTGCTATGCGTGAGGCTATGCTTTTTATGAAGGGCGAACAAGATTTAGTTAGTTATTACGAACAAAAATACCAGGAAGCACTTACTCAATTACGTCGTCTTGGTGATGGACTTGAGCGTGGTGATTTCTACAGAGACGGTCAAACTAAATTTAATATTAGTGGAGCTGGCGTGTAATGTCTATAAATCAAGGTCTAACTACTACTTTTAAAGTAAATTGTTTATCTGGTCTAGAAAACTTTGCTGTTGGCACTCCTTATACCTATAAGGTTGCTTTGTATAGTTCGACGGCTAATCTATCTAGCTATACTACCGTTTACACTACAGATGGTGAGATTACGGGTACTGGGTACATAGCGGGGGGCAAAACGCTAGTAGTTGCACCGCCAGCCTCAAACGTTACTTCAAATACTGCTTATGTTTCGTTTGATAACGTAACTTGGAATCCCGCTTCTTTCACTTGTGGCGGAGCTTTAATATACAATAGCACTACTGGAGCATCAGTATGCGTATTAAGTTTTGGATCAAATAAAACTGCAACAAATACATTTACACTAACTTTTCCGGCAGATACCGCATCAGATGCCATTATTAGACTTAATTAGGAGCACTTATGCATAAAGAATTTGGAAGCTGTGGCGATAAAGCAGAAATTAGTCTGCAAGCTGGCGCCGCACAAGATGAAATCCTTGGTATTGAAGGTCAATGGCACGTTGAGTGCCGTGATGCACAAGGCAACTTAAAATGGACTGAAGAGTTTCCTAACTTAGTGGTTGCTGCTGGTAAACAGTTAATGTTTGATACTTTTTTAAAGGGTAGCGCATACACTGTTACTGGTCCATTTTTAGGATTGACAAACGCAACACTAACACCTGCTGCAACAGACACAATGACAACTTTGGTTGGCGGTGGTAAAGAGTTTACTAACTACACCGTTGGTGGTTCTGCAGTTCGTGGCACAGCTGTATTTGCATCTGCTACATCTACCGGTACAACACCGTCTAACGTAACTTCTTCTACAGCATCTGCAATTACCTACACCATTACTGGTGCTGGTGGTACTGTATATGGTTGCTTCTTAGTATTGGGAACAGGCGCAGTTAGCACCCAAAGCAATACTGGCGGTACTTTGTATAGCGAAGGAAACTTTAGTGTAGCAAAAGCAACTACTGCTGGAGATACTGTTAGCGTAACTTATTCGACTACAGCTACAAGCTAATCTTAAACCGTTTTTAGGAGCAGTATATGGCACTAGTCATAAACGATAGAGTACGGGAAACCACAACTGTAACAGGTACGGGGTCAGCTACGCTATTGGGTGCGGTTACTGGCTATCAGGCATTTTCGGTTATTGGCAACGGTAATATTACTTACTATACTATTGCCGATCAAGGTGGACCAAACTGGGAAGTTGGTATTGGTACGTATACTACTGGAACGCTTGCTCGTACTACCGTTTTATCTTCTTCTAACTCTGGCGCATTAGTTAACTTTACTACTGGGACGAAAGATGTATTTATTACTTATCCTTCAGAAAAAGCAGTTTATTTAGATTCGTCTGGTACTATACAACCAAATTCATTAGGTACAGCAACATTTCAAAACGGCTTATTTGGTGGGACTTTTTAGGAAAAAATATGGCACGTTTAATTTCTGTAAGCCTAAATAGCGCTACATCTACCGCCCCCATCCCGCTTAACACAAACATTACCCCAGTTAACATTTCGTTGGCTGTAGAGTTAAGCCCCGGAGCAGTTTTAACATATACTGTTGAGCATACGTACGACCCGATTGCGACTACGTCTGATGTGCAAAATCTTGTTTGGTTCCCTTTCCTTTCAAATCAAACGGCAAACAACGATGGATACTATGCTTTTCCAGTAGTTGCTGTGAGACTACGAATTTCAGCTTACTCGTCCGGCACTGCAACATTACGCATACTTCAGGCGGGGATTTAAGCCATGACGCAACAGTACTTTGCTAAGACTTATGGTAAAGTCTATGGAACACCCGCTGGAGTAACAGGATTTACGCTTCTTACTGATGTGTATACTTTTCCAGAACCTGATACTACATGGGTTATACAACATAACTTTAATACAGTTAATTTTTTAGTAACATTGTTTGATAGCAACAACAAACAGTTTTTTGCAAAAGCTCAAGCAACGTCAAACAGTGAAATTCAAATTAATTTAACCAAAGAAGAGACCGGTTACGTAAACGCTGTCTTTATTACGTAAAAGTAAGTAGCATTTTATGGAATTTAAGATTACAATACATAAAAGAGAAATGCACTTCGCGGCATATATAAAAGCCAATGGGGGACAACTAATTGGTTTTAAAGACAATGAGTTTTCATTTAGTAGTAACATACCCGAAGTAGAATGGCGAGTAAAGCATGCAAGTTCTGACTCGCTAAGAGTGGATCAAGAATTGCTAGTGTTGAGACGTTTTGTAGTTTAGAGAATTTGGGTCGTGTCGAGATAACCTTAAACAATTATTTGGAGTAACGACTCATGGCAAATTTTCCAGTATTTCACGGTATTACCCTTGCGGCTAATGCTTATGTCGAGAACTTAAATCTCGAAATCCTCTCAACAGATCCAACACCGGTTGCAGCTGGTCGTGTTTGGTTCAACTCGGTTGAGAAAGTTGTAAAGTATTCAGCACTTAATGGTTCTGGTGCTGTTGTAGTTAAGACAATCAGCGACGTTGATTCTGCTGCTGCTGCTCTTGAAACTGTTCGTGCTTCTTTAGCTGCTAGCATTACTGCTGAAGCTGCTGCTCGTACAGCTGGCGATGCTGCTACTTTAGCATCTGCTGGTTCTTACACAGACGCTGCTTTAGTTACAGCCAAGGCTTACACAGACGCTGCTAAAGCTGAACTATTAGGTGGTATTCCTCCTGCTTTATTGGACACAATCACTGAATTAGCTGCTGCACTGCAAAACAACCCAGATATCGTTAGCGTTATCGAAGGTATGGTTAACACAGTTCAAAGCAATTTGACTGCTGAAATCACTCGTGCACAAGCCGCTGAAGCCACAAACGCATCTGCTATTGCTGCTGAAACAACCGCACGTCAAAACGCTATTTCTTCTGAAGCTACTACTCGTGCTTCTGCTGATACTGCATTAGACACTCGTGTAACAAACTTAGAGAGCCAAACAAACGGCAAAGTTGGTAGCCTTTCTGATTTAACAACATCTAATAAGTCAACAATCGTTGCAGCTATTAATGAAGTTAAGGCTGATGGTGTAACTAACGCTACTGCTATTTCTTCTGAAACTAGCCGTGCAACTACTGCTGAAGCTGGTCTGGCATCAGATATTGCTGCTGAAACAACACGTGCTACTACTGCTGAATCAGGTCTGCATTCTGACATTACTTCTGAAGCTACTGCCCGTGCAGCTGGTGATACAACTAACGCAAACGCAATTGCTGCAGAAACAACCCGTGCGCAAGCTGCTGAAGCTGGTCTGTCATCTGACATTGCTGCTGAAGCAACTGCCCGTGCAGCCGCTGTAACTGCTGAAAAGAACCGTGCTGAAGCTGCTGAAGCAACATTAACAACAGCTATTGCTTCTGAGGCAACTGCTCGTGCTGCTGCCGTAACTGCAGAAAAGAATCGTGCTGAAGGCGTTGAGGCTACATTATCTTCAAGCATTTCTGCTGAAACAACACGTGCACAAACTGCTGAAGCTGGTTTAGCAAGCGACATCTCTGCTGAGACTTCTGCTCGTCAATCTGCTGTTTCTGCAGAAGCGACTGCTCGTGCTGCTGGTGATGCTACAAATGCTTCTGCTATCTCCGCAGAGACAACACGTGCTCAAACTGCTGAGGCTGGTCTAGCATCTGATATTTCAGCTGAAGCTTCTGCTCGTACTACAGCAATTAACACTGAGAAGACTCGTGCTCAAACTGCAGAAGCTGGTTTGGCAAGTGATATTTCTGCTGAAACTAGCCGTGCTCAAACTGCTGAAGGTGCATTGTCAACAGCAATTACTGCTGAAACAAACCGTGCTACAGCTGCTGAGACAACACTAACAGCGGCAATTTCTGCTGAAGTTACTCGTGCTCAATCTGCTGAATCTGCTGAAGCAACTGCTCGTGCCGCTGCTGATACTCAGATTCGTCACGATTACAACGCAACAATCTTCACATTTGAAGCTGTTTCAGCTGCAACAACACACACTATTGTTCATAATTTGAATGCTAGTTTTGTTGAAATCGCTGTTAAGGTTCAACGTGCTGATGGCTTGTATTACAACGACATCGTGTCTGTTCAAGAATTTGACGCAAACACAGTTAAAGTATACTTGTCTACAGCCTTGAAGGTTAAAGCAATTGTACGTAACGCAGTAACATTGTAATAAAAAAGTAATACAGGGAGGGGGAGAAATCCCCCTCTACTGGCATGCGAAAGCTACCTAACTTTAATTTTTTATCAATAACGACAATTCCTCAAGCATTAAGTAAAATTGAGACGCAGGTAAGAAAACTTGCCAATTTTATAGATACAAGTAAAGAATTAAGCGAGGAAGACAAGGCGCAGTTGATTAAAAATATTGACTGGCTTAAGCGTTATTATGAACGTGCAGAAAAGGTGATTGCTGAGCATGAATGATGCGGAGAGAATTAAAGAGTGGTTATATCGTGTCGGGGACGAAGTAAGCAAGTTAAATGCTGACTATGC